AAGAGCAGGCGTTAGCGGTTACAACAAACCGAAGCGAACGCCTCGACACCCGAAAAAGTCACACATTGTCGTGGCAAAAGTCGGCCATAAAGTAAAGACTATTCGTTTCGGACAGCAAGGTGCTAAAACCGCAGGCAAGCCGAAGAAAGGCGAAAGCCAAGCGATGAAAAGAAAAAGAGCCTCATTTAAAGCTCGGCATAGAAAGAACATTGCAAGAGGTAAAATGAGCGCGGCCTACTGGGCCAACAAAGTAAAGTGGTAAACTCGTTCATCCTCCAAGGACGGAAGTAGGGAGCAGTTAGCCTGAAGGAACGCCAGACAAGGCTATAGGAGAAATACTATGAGAGAAATAACTTTAGTCTATCGTGGTGTTAAATACACTAAAAAGGTATAAGGAATAGAATATGGACGTACTTTTAGAACTTGCAACAACTTTTTGGCAATGGAGCGTACTGATTGTCTTAGTCTTAATCGGTTTTGTGATCAGTTGGTTTGACGGTCAAGGAGAACAGCGTGTAGGTTTTAAAATGCCCTTTGGTATGCCCGTATTACAACCTATACCAATAGAAACAAAAGACAAAGGGTTTTGGAAAGGCATCCTTCTGTGGCTTCTCGGTACTCGAAAGTGGGAGGTCGCAGAGGACTTCTGGTTTGAATTAGAGGGATCAAATTACATAATCCCTGCAGGCTTTCAGTTTGATGGGGCTTCTGTACCGAAGTTTCTCGCAACCTTTCTTTCGCCTGTAGGAGTTTTACTCATGGGTGGATTAGTTCATGACTATGGGTACAAGTATGCAACACTTCTTCATGATGATGGCACAACGATGGGTTATAAAGACCAGGCACACTGGGATAGAATCTTTCGAGACATTTGCATTGAAGTAAACGGGTTCAAGTTTTTGAACTACCTTGCCTACTGGACTTTGCGTCTCTTTGGTTTTGTAGCGTGGAACGGTCACAAGAAAAGAGGCACGCACGTTAAGGAGAAAGTATGAGCGAAGAAGGCAAGAATAAGTATCAGAAGTGGATAGACTTGGCGGAAGCCGTGGACAGCTGGAGAATCTTTCCACGAGCATTTTTAAGCGTATACATTTTTCTTTTATACTATAGCACAATGTGGTTTATGGACTTAGAAGCACCAACCCTTGAGCAGTCAGGACTTATATCGATTATTGTAGGTGCGGGTGCCGCATGGTTTGGATTATATACAGGTAGCAAGAAGTAAGAGGCCACAATGGCAGTAGAGATTAGCAGAGCGGACGTAGTGTCCGAAGAGCTACTAGAGTTACAATCTGAGACAAGGTTTCTCAAATTACCAGTAGACCCATATTTGGAACTACTCGGCATAACGCCACTTGCCAGTCAGGTGGCTATCATAAATGCGATTAACAATCCGAAATACCGTTTTGTATGTGCGGCAGTTTCGAGAAGGCAGGGTAAAACCTACATCGCAAACATAATCGGACAGCTAGTGTCACTAGTCCCGAACTCAAACATACTCATAATGTCCCCCAACTATGCCCTGTCTCAGATTTCTTTTGATCTGCAAAGGAATTTGATAAAGCACTTCGATTTGGAAGTTGCAAAAGACAATGCAAAAGATAAGGTAATAGAACTAACAAATGGATCCACAATTCGAATGGGAAGTGTTAATCAGGTTGATAGCTGTGTTGGTCGTAGCTACGACCTTATCATCTTCGATGAGGCTGCTTTGGCCGATGGCAGGGATGCTTTTAACGTAGCCCTGCGACCCACACTAGACAAAGACAATTCAAAGGCTATCTTTATATCTACGCCAAGAGGAAAGAACAACTGGTTTTCAGATTTTTTCTACAGAGGCTTTTCAGATGAATTTAAAGAATGGGCGTCTATTCGAGCTACTTATAAAGATAATCCTCGGATGTCTGAGACGGATATTGCGGAAGCTCGAAAATCTATGTCCGAGGCTGAGTTCCGACAGGAATACGAAGCAGACTTCAACACATATGAAGGTCAGATTTGGAACTTTAATCACGAAGACTGCATCGGGAACTTCGACGAGATTGATACATCCAAGATGGATATATTTGCAGGGCTGGATGTAGGCTATCGAGACCCAACGGCTTTGTGCGTAATTGCTTATGACTGGGACGAAGAAAAGTTTTACTTATTGGATGAATACTTAGATGCAGAACAAACAACAGAAAACCACGCAAAAGAAATACAAAAACGAATTGATAAGTGGGGTATTGACTACATTTATATTGACTCTGCTGCACAGCAGACCAGGTTCGACTTTGCACAGAATTACGATATTTCAACAATTAACGCAAAGAAGTCAGTTTTGGATGGCATTGCACACGTCGCAAGTATTGTAGATAACGACAAATTACTTGTTGAACAAACCTGCAAAGAATCGCTCTCTGCGTTAGATCAATACCAGTGGGACCCCAATCCCAACCTACTCAAAGAGAAACCGAAACACAATTATGCATCGCACATGGCCGACGCGTTGAGGTATGCATTATACTCATTTGAGACTTCGGCAACAAGTTTTTAGGATACCTGGTCAAAAATAATGTTTGACATGATACCCCAAACTAGGTATAATTCTATCATTGAAAAATTAGAAATCCAAGAACCTGATGGTCACACTTAAACGAGATATAGTAAAATATATTCGAGACAAAGCGAAGAATAAGTACGACAAAGGTTCGGAGTGCTACATTTGTGGAGCAACAGAGAAACTTGACTTCCACCATTATTATACGTTAGCACCTCTAGTACATAAATGGGTTCGGGAAAATGACTTAAACCCTATGTACGTTCTTGCTTTTAGAGAGGACTTTATAGAGGATCACCACGACGAATTGTATGTACACGCGGTTACTCTATGTCATACGCACCATAGACAACTACACAAAGTATACGGACGAGACCCAGGCCTTGGAACAGCAAACAAGCAAAAGCGCTGGGTAGAGATACAAAGAGAAAAACATGGCATGGTATGACAGATTCTTAGGGAGGAAAGACGAAGAAAAGTTGAACCCCTCTCAAGCTATAATGGGCGGGGATATACAAGGTACCCGAGAGCCCACTGTCAGCTATGAGCGACAGTACGAAGAACTAGAGATTGTAAACCGTGCTGTAAACATGATAGTTGATGATGCAGCAGAGATACCTGCTGTAGTAACAGGTTCTGCAAGACTCAACGGGGTTTTAAAAGGAATAAAGCGAGCGAAAGTTGACACACTTCTCAACTACGAGCCAAACCTTTTTCAAGATGTAAATACTTTTAAAAGGAACTTAGTTACAGACTTTATACTAGACGGAAATATATTTATATACTTTGATGGAGTTCACTTGTACCATCTTCCCTCTAGTAAGATGCAGATTGTATCTAGCAAAGATACTTATGTAGAAAAATACACATTTAGTAACGACGTTGATTATTCTCCACGCGAGATAATTCACATCAAAGAAAACTCCTTCTACTCAATATATAGAGGAGTTCCCAGACTCAGCCCTGCTCTCAGAACCATGCAGCTCATGGCAAGCATGAGAAAATTTCAAGATAATTTTTTCAAGAACGGAGCAGTTCCAGGTCTTGTACTGAAAAGCCCAAATACGCTGTCAGAGAAGATCAAGGAGAGAATGATACAATCCTGGGGAGTACGATACAGACCAGATGCGGGCGGAAAAAGACCGCTAATTTTGGATGGCGGTATTGAAATTGATTCGTACTCAAATACAAATTTCAAAGATTTAGATTTTCAAAATTCGATAGCAGAGAATGAAAAGATAATATTAAAGGCGTTAGGAGTCCCTCCAATTTTATTGGACTCTGGTAACAACGCCAACATTCGCCCGAATTTACGATTATACTATCTTGAGACTATACTACCTATAGTTCGAAAAATAAACTTTGGATTCGAAAGATTTTTTGGTTTCAAAGTAAAAGAGGATATTACAGATATACCTGCTTTACAGCCTGAGTTGCGTGATCAATCTTCTTACTATACCTCCCTTGTAAATGGTGGTATTATTAGTGTAAACGAAGCAAGAGAGCAGCTCGGGTTTGATCCCTTAGATGGACAAGATGATGTGAGAGTACCTGCGAATATAGCAGGAAGCGCAGCAAATCCAGATGAGGGCGGCAGACCCACAGAAGAAGAGGAAGAATAGATGGCAGGATCATCGAAACAAAAGAAATCAATGGCAGTTACAATGGCAATGTATTTCGCAGAGAAAGGGTATCTTCAAGACCCAAGAGAGTTTACAAAAGACCCAGACAGACCACCTGCAATAAAAATATCTACTGTAAAGAAAATATTTGGATCGTGGTCAATTATGGAAAAGTTTACTAAATCGTTCTGTCCCGAGCTTATGAAAGGACTGACAAATGTAAAGCCTGCTGAGACCGATCCATTGGAGGAGTTGAAAAAGGCACAGACCGCAGAAGCGGAAACAGAGGGGGCAAATGGAGAAAGTATTTAATCTCACCTCTACTTTTAAGTCTCATACTGACGAAGACGGTAGTGTTATGATTCGTGGTATGGCAAGCACCAATGACTTTGATCGCGCGGGCGATTCAATTACAGCGGATGCATGGACTAAAGGTGGATTGAAAAATTTTGAAAAGAACCCCATAATTCTTTTCAACCATGACTACAATCGTCCTATCGGTAGAGCCACAGGCTTAAAAACTACTGAGAACGGACTAGAGCTGACCGCTAAGATAAGCAAAGCAGCAAAAGATGTAACTGAGTTAGTTAAAGACGGTGTCCTTGGAGCCTTTTCTGTTGGTTTCCGAGTCAAGGATGCTGATTATCTAGAGGAAACCGACGGATTAAAGATTAAGGACGCTGAGTTGTTTGAGGTATCGGTAGTATCAGTACCATGCAATCAATCAGCTACTTTTTCACTGGCGAAATCATTCGACTCCATGGCGGAGTACGAAGAGTTCAAAAAAACTTTCACTAATAGTGACGGGGCGCAAGTCCAAAAGGAGATTACAATGTCTGAAGAGACAAATCAACCCGTTGACTTGGAAGCTTTTGCTAAAAAAGTAGCTGAGGAAACTGCTGCTAAGATAGCCATGAAGCAAGCCGAGCAAAAAGCTGCCGA